TGAAGATGCTCTGGAAGCACTATGGAACAAAGAATATTCTTTGACTGCCATTACTGCTGCAGATCAATTCAAATCTTATGACGATCTGAAGAAGCGTCTTGACTATGTTCTAGGTGCAAAACCTCCTACACGTCGAGTCTATGATGAAGAGTTAGAAGATGAGAGTGAAGGTCGTGGAACAGTATCTGCTGACTATCCATCATCTAAACCAGACTTTGCTGCTCGTAAAGTAGCTGCTGTAGCATCTGCTAGTTCAGATGAAGATGATGCTTTAAGTTATTTTCAGAAACTTGCTGATGAATGATTAGTTAGGATAAAGTCTAATATTTTCTCCTATTTTAAGGGTTCCATCCACATACTGGGTGGAACCTTTTTTATATTCCATCACGTTTTCTAAGTCATTAAAGAGTACACTTAGATACTCTGGTTTAAGAATAAAGATATTTCTTTTCTTATCTTGAATATTGTCTTCATAAGTAAGATTAGTTACTGCGTCACTTATATTAGTAGCACTTACACTTGAACTTAAGACACTATCATAATAAGTAACAGCAAAACCTACAGGAACGTGTAATCCTTTTTCAATTATTATTGCACCACTAGAATTGGTTACACCCGCACATTCATAATGGTGTACTTCTTGTAATTTTTCATCACTTCCATACTTATCAATTAAGAAATTATAATAAGACTGTTCACTCATGGGCCATTCTGTTTGAATGTTGGTGATGTTATTTGCTAAAAGAATAACCCAATCTAGTGATGAATCTTCATAATATTTTTCGGCAACATTATCAGGTCTTTCATCTCCAATTATTTGATATTTGGTGAAAAAACTTAAATCAGTAAAGATATCTTCTCTAAGTTTAGCTCTTTTAAAAAGATTCTTTACTTCAGAATAGTCATCAATTGTTTTATTTCCTGGAGATCTATCAACATAGAGGAAATTTGGAACTTGACTAAAATACGGTTTAGACATTTTTTAATACCCCATGTTTTGTGAGTCCAGTTCAATATCATCATTGTAAATAGGTTCGATTTCAGCTAAGTCCATCCTGACTTTATATGATGTCATTGAACCATCTCCATAGGTCATATAAGATCCGTCGGGAGTATAATCCACATTAAATCCTACCATCGCGCAAGGCTTAATTTTATTTAAGAAAGGATGTTCTGTTGTTCCTCTCATAAGATATTTAATTTTAAATACAGCAGGAACGTTTAAAAAGATGGCTGCTTTACGTCTTTTTGGTGCCATTGCTTTTTTGACAACCTTTATTATGGTTCTGATTGTTTTTGCTTCACGGTCATCTCTAGGAGTAAAGTTAAAATTATAACTAAACGTTCTAAGTTTAGGACCATTAAAGAGAACTTCGAGGTTAGGATTAACAATAACTCCTGCTCTTCCTAATAAGTTTGCACCGACTGCTTGTCCTGCAAAGTAAGCAGTTAAAAAATTTCTTACGTCCGAACCGGCGGCGGATAATTCGTTAATTGCTTCTCTTCCTCCTGCAAGCAATGTAGAAACTCTCTCGCTTATCCCACCCTCAGTACCAATTGTATTCATAGCAACATTTCCAGCTGCTAATTGAAGTGGGTTAAGTGAGTTTCCACCCCAATCAACTTGGTTTGATTCATTTATACCAGGCACCATTGGAAGGAACATGGTAGCTCCTACTACTCGTTCTCTTTGCTTATAACGTTGTTTAACGCTAGTGAGAGAATCCCATTGCATACCGCTACCGCTAAGTTGAGGAACATATTCAATAGGTACAAGTTTTATAAAATCAAAATCTCCCTGAGCATTATCTTGAGGATAAACCAGATGGGTTCCTGGTTTACCTGCCATTTCCTCTTTTTGAGTGGCTAATTGTCTTGGTTTAAGTGAAAATCCATTATTATTAACACTACTTTCAGGTGAAATTAAACTATTATTTGGGACTATTTCATTTACTGCATCTCTTGCTTTTCTTTCTGCTTCTCCTTGTGATAGTTTAGGGTTATCCTCTTGTATTTGTTTTAATACTGCATTGTAGGTAGTTGTAGTACTTTGATCTCTAATGGTTCTTAGTCCTTGTTTGGAACTAAAGTATGCAATTTGTGATGGGGTACCGTTTCCATAATTACCAGTACTTCTTGCATTTTCTGCTCCATCATCTTGTGAGACAAATTTATTAGGCTCTCGTGAATCAACGGTTCCAATGAATCTATGGTTAGTTATTCCTATACCCCATTGATCTTCATAAACAGAAGTAATGCTGTAGGATTCTCCTGTCTTAGTATCTGTTTTTTGTGTTGTTGTGGTATAAAACTCTCCCTTTGATGTTTGGCCAGTTGTTGTTCCAACTTCAGTATATTCTAAAGGCCAACGATTCTGGTTGCTTCCATATGATGACATTAGATTACGCTATGATCCTTGTTATTTATTTAGCAGTCCGTAGGAAATAGCCATACGGAATAGTTTTCATGTATTCTATTTCATCTTCTTTTACTACATGTAAGAACCCTGCTACTTCTTGCCAGGTATAATTTCTATAGTCATTCCAATGGAAGTTTACTCCTCTAAATCCCCATTTAAAGAGATCAATGCAAGCAATGAGAGGAAAGTTATCAAAAGGAAGGTCTCTGGTTTTAGGTATGTAGATGAAGGTATAATATTTGCCTACATCAGGAATAATTTCTGTTTCTTGGAAGATACTAATGATTTCCAACATAATATCTTGTGGATCATTTAGTCCTTGTATTTTCTCTTGAAGTTGCCCTACTCTATCATTAGGATTAAGAGTTTCATCTAAAGCAAAAGTCTCTAGTTGTTGTCTTTCTAGTGCTCTATTTAAATCCCTATCTCTTCTTTGTTTGATGGTTTTTCTTGCCATTACCTAATACCTAGTTCTTTTTCGGTGATGATTTTAAATTCAACTTTACGATCAGCACACCATTCTCTTGCGGCTTTCCATTTTGCTTGGTTTACCTCATAGGTTTGACATTCATAGAGGTAAGATTTAGTCACTTTCTTTCGGGGTTTGGGTGGTCTGGTTTGTTTCTTAGGTTTAACTTCAATAACATAGGTTTTAACTTCACCTGTTTGTTCTTTTACTTTCATAATAAAATCTGGATAGTATCTGTGAACCCTACCATCTTTGGGTGAACGATATGGTATCCAAAACTCTTCACTTCCCCACTCTAAAACATTTTCATTCAGATCACACCATGAACAGAATTTTCTTTCCCAACTACTTCTACATATTATATTGCGATAATCACCATTATATTTCTTGGGATGGGCAGGTTTATACCGACTTTTTAAACTTTCTCCCATTATCTTGACTACATAATATATAAAGTAAAATTATTTATAGATGGCTGCTCCACGTCCGAATAGAATTGGAACATCTTTTGTAAAGTCTAGAATTTTAAATGTTGCTCAAACCTCTGTATATCAAGTTAAGATGCAACCTACTGCTGCTGTTATTAATTTTTTAAGAGGTCCGAGTAGGCAGGTAGATTATAATTCTCAAGATGGACTTAACATAGAATTATTATGCAGAGAAACCAATCTTCCAGGACAATCCCTGGCTACACATGATCAATCAATAGATTATCCTGGTGTAACTGAGAAGATGGTCTATAGAAAGATATATGATGATAGAGTTGATTTTACTTTTTATGTGGATAAAAGATATAAAGTAGTTGAATTTTTTGAAGGATGGATAGATTACTGTGCAGGTCAAGGAACTACCTACGGTACAGAGGATTATAAAAATAGAAGTGCTTATTACAGGATGAATTACCCCATTGACTATAAGACAGATTCTCTTTACATCACTAAATTTGAAAAGGATGCAAAGAATTCAATGATTTATAATTTTATTGGTGCTTTTCCTATTAGCATTGCTGCATCTCCGATATCATATGATAATTCAGATACGTTAAAGTGTACGGTATCTTTCTCCTTTATGCGTTATTTGAGAAGGAGAAGTGGAACTGCTCTTGATAAGAAAGGATTTATATATCAATACTTAACAGGTGAGAAGAGTTGGACGTATGTTCCACCTAGATCATTTAGTTGGATTGGAGGAACACCTTTAACTTGGGATGATATTTGGGGTGGGGGTGCGGATGAGAATATGGATAATGCGGATAAACCAGGAGATGAGGATTCATCGCAGGGTGGAAATTGGTTTACAAACTGGTGGGATTGGTTTGCTCCACCACCAGAAAAATCTGCTAATCCAAATGTAAGAAATGGAACTCTGACGAATCCTTATCGGAGATAACCTCTCTAAATAACCATACTGAAATCTTTGTAAGATATTATGCCTTTACCAACCATTGCGACTCCCACCTATGATCTTGAGTTGCCATCTTCCGGAAAGAAGATAAAATATAGACCCTTTTTAGTTAAAGAAGAAAAACTTTTAGTTCTTGCTCTTGAGAGTGAGAGTAATAAAGAAATATCTAATGCTATTAAAGCAGTATTAAAGAGTTGTATTCAGACAAGAGGAGTTAAAGTAGAACAACTTCCTACTTTTGACATTGAATATCTATTCCTTAATATTCGTGGTAAGTCAGTGGGTGAAGAGATTGAAGTTAATCTTATTTGTCCTGATGATGGAGAGACTAGTGTTACTGTTACTGTTGACGTTGATGAGATTAAAGTAGAGAAGAAAGAAGGGCATACATCTCAAATTAAACTAGATAAGAATTTGATGATGGAAATGAGATATCCTTCATTAGATCAATTCATTAAGAATAACTTTGATTTTTCTGGAGAACCAGGTATTGATGAATCATTTGAGTTGATCGCTGCTTGTATTGATAAAATTTATAATGAGGAGGAGGTATGGACTACTTCTGATTGTACTAAGAAGGAAATTGTTGATTTCTTAGAGCAAATGAATAGTAAGCAGTTTAAAGAAGTTGAAAAATTCTTTACAACGATGCCAAAGCTTTCTCACGAGGTTGAGATTACTA